GGACCCCTGTTCCATATAATTACTCAGATTTTCATCAGAGATCAGTCCGCCACCTGCCTTCTCTTTCGGTTTCGGTTTAGGAACAGATTTAGGAGCATGAAGTCCTCTAGCTTTCAACCATTTTGCATATTCTCTGTCGAAAGCCGACTCTCTAGACATCAGAAAGTCCCCTTTCCATTGTTGTTGTTAAAATAACGACCACGGACCTGGAACTCTGATCCCTTGATCAATTGCTCCGTTCCCTTGTTAAGCTTTTCGCGACCCCACTCCATGGGAATCTCATCGATCCCATAAGTCTCGTCGCCAACTTCCTCTACGGAATATTCCTTACCGGCTTTCATGATGCCACCATGCATCATTTTTTTGGCTCTTTTTAAATAAGTCTTGGAACCTCCTGGATCAGTCTCTTCTCCCCCCTCACCTTTTCGTGTAATAATATTAAACGGCTTAGATGGAATTACTTTTCGCGCCCTTGATTTCACAGGAGAAGTGATGATTTTCGCTAAACCTTTAAGGGTACGCGGATCAGGATCTTTTCTTCCTCTTCTCGTCGCCTCCGGTCCTTCCATTGTATAGACATGTCTACCTTTCGTTCCGGCGCCACCCGGCTTGTGCTTCGCCGCCGCCGCAATTCCTTCGGCCATGTATTGAGCGTTTGTTTTGTTCTTTTTTTTAGTTTTAGCCATGATATAGTCTCCTTTGTTTCACGTGAAACACTTTAATCCTGCATCATCTCCTGTTTCCTTAAAATAGCCATACCAATGACTATCCATCTCCCGGACATCTTTCCAAACGTCTCCATTAAGATCCGTATGTCTTTCTTGATGACAATGCTTACAAAGATATTCTGTTGCCTCAACTTCATCCTGACCATCTCTATCAGTACCCAAAAGATAATGCGGTTCTAGTGTCGTATCAAAACCACAACTCTCACAGACATCTTGCCGTTGTTTCATGTTCTTTTAACCTTTCTTCTTTTGTAGCCAGAAGCTCTAATTGCACGTCCCTGTTTTTCAGCATCGGAACGCTTCTTGTAAATCTTTCCGCTCTTCCCCCACTGGTAACCGCCCTTTACCTTTCGGACAGGCATTTAATTGCCTCTCTTCGTATCTGTCGGGGCCTTGTTGATACGTTCAAGGTTCACGTCCGCTCTTAATAACGCGATGTCCTCGCTCGAGTCAATCTTTTCACGTGTTATCTCCTGACGTTCTGATTCACGTTTTTCCTCAAAATCCTGTTTTTCACTGAACTCATTGGCCTTGCGCGTCATGTCGGCTTCCTTGATATCAAGTTCCTTCTCGCGCAACTGAACCAGAGGATCTGTCTGACCCGGAGGCGGCGGCATTAACTCAGCCATAATTTCCTGGGTGTACTGGGCAATCAGTTCCGCAACCCGTGACTCAATATCAACTTGAGGTTCCTGTTGTCCCGTCTGTGCCGCCTGTTGGGACTGCATCGTCATTTCAGCCGTGGCAACGCCTCTGGCCTTGAATGCGATGTGTTCACACAAGTGCGCCTGAAGCAAAGCAAAAATAGGAGGAGTAGACCCCGGAATAGGTGTCTTCATAAAAGCCATATGAGCCATGATGTGGGCGTCATGGTCCTGGGTGGGGAAAGCCTGAAGAGTTTCCTGTATGATGGACTTGGCGTTTTCAATTGCAGGATCTGTGGGTTGAGGAGCTTGGGGCGGTGGTAAAATTGCTTCTATATTCTGGACCCCTATCGCCTCGTATATTCTCCTGAAGGCTTCATAAAGGTTATGCATTTGAGGATTGGATTGCGCCAGTTGTAACTGGGTCTGTGCAAGGGCAAGTCTCTGCGACATCGAAAATATATTCGGGTCGGACACAGGCATAACGTCGATTCTATCATCGAAATCCGTTTGTTTGATGACGGATTCGGCGCCCCAGACATTGTAGGGGTACACAGGAGGGAGGGATTCGGCAAAAATCTTGGCCAACATCTTGAATTCCTGCTTCTGGGCATAGTGCATCCGCTTGTGAATAGCGGACATGACCTTGGAGCCGCGTTCAAGTAACGCTACAGTCGTTCCTACGGCTGCGTTCTGGTTCCCATCGCCTACCTGAAGGTCGGCTATAGCCGCAAACCGTCTTCCGGCGTCCACCACAAACCCCAAAAGGGACATCAGCGTCTGGCTTGGTTCCTTGTAGGGAAGAGGAATGATGGCATCTCGAAGAGCACCACCGGGGACATCAATATCGCGAAACTCACCAGGAGAAAGAGGTTCATCAGCATCACGAATCCGAATACCCCTAGCTTTAAAACCAGCGGGAAGATTAGCAAGTGTTCCAGCATCGATTAATTGCCTCAAAATTGACGTTGCAGAGCGCCCCAGCCCTCCAATCATGTGTAAAAGACCAAATCCATAGAACCCAAGCCCCGGAAGGAACTTAAAATGGGCAAAATACTGTAATTTCCTGTAAAGTTCGTCACCTTCTTTCCAATTTCGCCGAATGGACAGGACTTTAGAGCTTCCTTCATCAATTGTTATGATATAAGGGAGCTTGATCCCTGTTTCTTCGTTGTCTATCGGACTTCGATGCTCAAACCCCGGTAAATCAAGGTCCGTATGCACCTCCAGAAGAGTACAATCCTGGTCATCCATGGTTTTCTGGATGCCCATAAGCTCTCTTTCCTTGTCCTTTAACTCATCATCACTCTCATAAGGGCTTAATTCCACGTCCCGGTAGAACCCCCCCGCCTGAAATTTGCGTATGTCGTTCAGTCCCATGCGGGTTACATGCGTAACACGGGAGGCAGACGCTAAATCAGTGGCATTATAGGGGACAACCAGGTCATCGGCAGGGACAAAACGGGAAACCGCTCGATCCAGAAGGTCATCAAAGTAGATTTTCTTGAAGGCAGACCCCGCTAAAGGAAGATAAAACAGCAATCTGTCCATCTCAGGGTCATATTCTTCCATGACATGCGTAATCTGGTAGTTCATAAACTCCTGAACACGCTGGGACTGGGACTCAACTTCAGGGGACGCCGCCCCAATGACCTGTGTCCGTACAGGACCTGAGCTTGGAAGGAGTTCCTTGTACGCCTGTGCCTGAAACTGGGTGACGGCTTCTGCAATTACGGGATGGGTCACACCGCTGGAACCACGGAAAGGTTCTTCCCTCTCCTGATACTTGATCCCCAGAAGGTCCAGACCGTTGCGGTAGGAATCCTCCCAGTCGTCACGTCCCGTTTTGTCGTCCTCGTAATAATCAACGAGTTCGGACGCAATCTCCATCAGGACTCTTTCGTCCAGAAGTTCGGCAAGGTTGGCGTCAGGTTCCGCTTCAAGTTCTTCCTGAACCTTTTTCTCGAAATCGATGACAACGGAACCGTCTTCCTCTTCCGTAATTTCTCCGGGTTCCTCTATAACCTCAATTTCTTCCTCTTCCTCAAATCCTTCTATAGGAAGACCTTGGGATGGCATCGTCTCATCAATAAGTGATACAGGTGTATCAGCCATTATTTAGCTACCTCTTCATATTGTTCCGTTGGATGCCCTTGAACTTCTCAAAAGACCTCATGGACCCCAGACCTAAAAGACTAAGGGTCAACGGCATGAGTCCTTCTGTCTCTATCATCGGCAGGACAAGATCTGAACCCATGACTGAAAATATCCATACTGCTACAGGCTGAAATACGAACTGCCAACCCAGCCCAAAGGCGCAGATCCACATGATGGCTGGTCTAGCACCGGCGATAAAAATGGAGGGATGCTTGGCCTGTTCCAGATTCGTTTGTGCCTGGGCCAGATCGATTTCGGTAAGGTGTTTGGTCAGTTCGGCTTCTATTTCTCTCCTGGCCTTGGCCGCGGCTTCCTTGTCTTCAGGGAGAAATCGTCCAATTACATCTCCCACAATAGGAAGAAGTTTCGGGAGAAGTGCTGCTATCATGATTACCTCTTAGTGCTCATATATGCTGTCATGCCCATGTACGCACCGACAATTCCAGCTTGTCCAATATAGAACAAACCAAATAAATCCGCTAGTGCTTTTATCCTACTGTCAGGGAAGATAGGCAAAAAAACGGCTATTGTAAATCCAATCATGGAAGCCATGGCAATCCATGCCATTC